AGAAGTTGATTCTTTATCAGCTACAGGAACGGTGTATGATTTAAATCCTTACGTAGGTGGTCCAAGAAATTATAATCAATCTATAAGAGATGGCAATGGTTCTGCAGATGGTATGAGAATGTCAAATGTTATTTATTGGAATAAAGCATTAATACCAAGTGAAATAACAACGCTTTACAATAACGGAACACCATTGTTAACTAAAGATTCTATACCACAAGATTCAAGTATGCTTCTTTGGAATACTTTAGAAAACAAAACAGAAACTATTGGGGGTGGCTTATATGATAAATCTGGTAATTCAACATCTATTCAAACTATTGTTAATTCTTCAAACATTGCCGTAGATAACGTACCAGTATCAGCAAAAAGTGTTTTAAGTTCAGGTATGACATACCAAAGCTTAGTAAACAATAATGTTTCTGTAGTCAATGGCGAAAGTGATGGTATGAATTCTACAAACCTAGTAACTAGTAATTTAACTAGAACACAGCCTTATAGTAACTATAGTTTTAATTTTGACAGAGCATCTTCAGATTATTTTGATTTAGGTACTTTACAAAGTACAGCTTTACAACCTAGTGACGCGACTTTACTATCTGATGGATTTAGTGTTAGTATGTGGGTTAATTTAAGATCTGTAAATACTATGGGTCTTTGGCAGAATGATGGATTAGGACAAACGAATTATGCTGGTTTATTACTTCAAATTAATTCTGGTGGGCAAATAAATTTTGGATACTCTGACAATACTGGAGCAGGTAGTGGTGATAGATTAAACTATGTAACAACAAATAATGAAATTAGTGCGTTAGATACTTGGTACCACATTGTGGCTATATATAAAGGAATGGGTAGTGTTGCTAGTCCAGTAGCTCAAGGTTTATATGTGAATGGTATACAAGTAACTGCTTTCAATGCTCCAACTGGATCTGCTTCAAGTTTAGCTTATAGTGCTTCTGCTAAAGGTGCTATAGGTGCAGTTAGAAATAGCGTTTCTCATATGGATGGCAAAATAAGTAATTGCGCTTGTTTTGATAGAACATTAACTCAAGATGAAGTATTAAATATTTATAATAATGGAGTTCCTCAAGACTTACAAGCTACATCAACATTTAGTAACAATATAGTTGCTTGGTGGCCAATGGATGAGCATAGCTCTTATTACGATGGAACTGATTGGGTAATTAGAGATATAGAAAATAATAGAGATGCAGATGGTGCTAATACAGGTAATGTGGATGACATAGTAGGTAATGCACCTGGTTCAGAATCTAACGGAACTGGAACTAATTTAACTATTGCAGATTTAATCAGGTAGGTCAACAGAAGTACCTTCAGTTTAAAAAATAAGTAAAAATGACTACATATATAGTGATAGATATAGATACGCAGACTGCTTTAATAGATTTCAGTCAGATCAATACGACAAGTTCACAAACTATGAGAAGAAACGTAGCTAACACACAAGCTATGCTTTCATATCAAGTAACTCCTAGTTTTATAACTAACGGTCGTGTTGATCCACTTATGACTTTAGATCATGAACAAGCAATTGCGTTACTACAAACTCCAGACTGGACACCACCAGAACCTGAAGAATAAAACAAATAATAATTTAATTTAATCAAATGGAAAATAAAATAACAGAAGAAGAATTAAAAACAATTCAAGAGCAACAACAACAAACTCAAGATATATTACTTGACTTAGGTTTTTTTGAAACAAGAAAGCATGCGTTGCTTCATGAGTTAGCTGATCTAAATAAAAAGATAGACGTAACTAAAGCTGAATTAGAAAATAAGTATGGTCAAGTAAATATAAATGTTGCAGATGGTACTTATACAGAACTAGAAAAAGATAACAGTGAAGAAGAGGTCGCAGTTAGTCATGTCTAACATAAGGAAAATTAGTATTGGCACTGACTACAAGAATGATGCTATGCATTATTCTATTGGTCAAGAAGTTTACGGAGGTCACAATATATGTGATATACTTTTTGAAGATGATGATCAGTCATATAATATTTATATAACTAAAAACAAGGAAGTATTACCTTGGAAAAAGTTTAATAAGAATATGGCTATATCAGTTGAATATGATTTAAAGTATTAATGAAAAGTTTATATCAATTTATTATTAAGCCTAAAAAAGAAAGGTACGATAATATAAAAAATATAGATGATAAAACTTTAATCATAAATACTAATATAGAAGATCATCAATTTGTTAGTAAAAAAGCTGTAGTTGTTTCTACGCCTGCAGCTTTTGATACTGACATAAAACCTGGTGATGAAGTATATGTACATCACAATATATTTAGAAGATGGTACAATATGAAAGGAGAAGAGAAAAATTCTTCTACATATTTTAAAGACGAATTATACTTCGCTCATTTAGATCAAATATATATGTACAATTTAAAATGCCATTTAGATTATTGTTTTGTATCTCCATTGAAAGAAATAAATGATTTTAGTACACTAAAAGAAAGAGAACACTTTGGTATATTAAAATATTCTAATAAGTCGTTAGAACGCGTAGGATTAAATCCTGGAGCGCTTGTAGTATTTACACCTAATTCAGAGTTTGAGTTTATTATAGAAGGTGAACGAGGAAAAATATAATCCAAGCTGGGCGAAAGGCAGTTGACGAACTAATTAAAGTAGCTGAAGAAAAAATCATTACACATACTGATGATGATGTATCTGCAGATAGATTAAAGAATGCAGCTGCTACTAAGAAGCTTTGTATAATGGACGCTTTTGAAATACTACAACGTATTGAAGAAGAAGAAGCTATATTAGAAGGTAAAACCGTAGAAAAAAAAGAAGAAAGAAGTTTTAAAGGTTTTGCGGAAGGGAGGAGTAAGTGAGTTACAAGCAAACACTTTGGAAAGAAATACCAGATGCGATAAATCCTAAATATCTTAAAAAACAAAATAGATATAAGAAGTGGGAGTATGGTTATAATTCTGAATATGATTTTGTATGCATAAGTAAAAACGGCACTATTGGACAGGTCATTGAAATTCAAAACTTACGGATTGCTTTACCAAAAGCAAATGAACCATATAAACGAAGCGAAGATAAAGCGAAACAATATTGGGAAAGGTTTGACTACCCAAAAGAATTAAGTAGAATAAAAACTAGATTTGATTGGGAAGAATATCCTATGGAGTTTAGAGAGAAATGGTATGACTATATAGATGAAGAGTTTAAACGAAGAGAAGAAGGTTTTCATTTCTACAATAATGGCAATCCTGTATATATTACTGGTACTCATTACATGTACTTGCAATGGTCAAAAATCGATGTTGGTGCACCCGATTATAGAGAGGCAAACAGATTATTCTTCATATTTTGGGAAGCCTGCAAAGCAGATAGTAGATGTTATGGAATGTGCTATCTTAAAAACAGACGGTCTGGTTTCTCCTTTATGGCATCATCAGAACTTGTTAATATGGCAACGATCTCGAGTGACTCAAGATTTGGTATACTATCAAAGTCAGGTGCCGATGCTAAGAAAATGTTTACAGATAAGGTTGTTCCAATATCCGTTAACTATCCATTTTTCTTCAAGCCGATCCAAGATGGTATGGACAGGCCAAAGACTGAACTGGCATATCGTGTTCCGGCATCAAAACTTACTAGAAGAAAACTGGAAGAAAATATTAAAGCTGTAGACTTACAGGGTCTTGATACAACTATTGATTGGAAAAATACAGGTGATAACTCTTACGATGGTGAAAAATTAAAACTACTAGCGCATGATGAAAGTGGTAAGTGGGAAAGACCTGATAACATATTAAACAATTGGAGAGTTACAAAAACTACATTAAGACTAGGATCTAGGATTGTAGGTAAATGTATGATGGGCTCAACATCTAACGCATTAAACAAAGGTGGAGACAACTTCAAAAAATTATACTACGATTCAGATGTTACAAAAAGAAATAGAAATGGACAAACAAGTTCTGGACTCTATAGTTTATTCATACCTATGGAATGGAACTACGAAGGATTCATGGATACTTTTGGATCACCTGTCTTTATTACGCCAGAAGATAAAGTCCTTGGAATCGACAATATCCCAATTGACACAGGAGTAATAGAGCATTGGGATAACGAAGTTGAAGGTTTAAAACATGATGCTGATAGTTTAAACGAATATTATAGGCAATTTCCTCGTACAGAGCAACACGCGTTTAGAGATGAAACTAGAAATAGTTTATTTAATTTAAGTAAGATATACGAGCAAATAGATTATAACGAAGAGCTTAAAAACAAGGTTCAAATAACTAAAGGAAGTTTTCTATGGGAAAATGGAATTAAAGATACAAGAGTTATATTTGCCCCTAATGAAAGTGGAAGATTTAATATAAGTTGGATTCCACCTAATAATATTCAAAATCGAGTGATTATAAAGAATGGAGCGAAATATCCTGGAAATGAACATATTGGAGCGTTTGGTTGTGACAGTTATGATATATCAGGTACTGTTGACGGTAAAGGATCTAATGGTGCACTTCATGGTCTTACTAAATTCTCAATGGAAGATGCTCCACCAAATCATTTCTTTTTAGAATATATAGCTAGACCTCAAACAGCTGAAACGTTTTTCGAAGATGTACTTATGGCTTTAGTGTTTTATGGTATGCCTATATTAGCAGAAAATAATAAACCAAGATTATTATACTATTTAAGAAGAAGAGGATACAGAGGTTATAGTATGAATCGACCTGATAAAGTTTGGAATAAACTTTCAACTACAGAAAAAGAAATAGGTGGCATATACCTAACTCTAGTGAAGATATTAAGCAAGCACATGCTGCTGCAATAGAAAGTTATATAGAAAATTATGTAGGAATAAATTTAAATGGATATGGTGATATGTATCATCAAAAAACTTTAAATGATTGGGCTTCTTTTAACATAAATAATAGAACTAAGCACGATGCTTCTATAAGCTCTGGTTTAGCTATAATGGCTTGTAATAGAAATATGTATAGGCCTGTTCCTGAAAGAGGTATTAAAAAAATAAATCTTGGAATAAGGAAATATGATAATGATGGTACAATATCAAAAATAATAAAATAAATGCAAATACTAACTAACAGTAATAGTTCTTTTCCAGATCAAGCTGTACCTTTTGAATTAAAGAAAAGCTTAGACTATGGTATGCAAGTAGGGCGAGCTATCGAAGGTGAGTGGTTTAGAAACTATGGAGGTACAGGTTTTAGATATGCTAACAACTTTAATAACTATCATAGATTAAGATTATATGCTAGAGGAGAACAACCTATACAAAAGTATAAAGATGAATTAGCTATTGATGGTGATTTATCATATTTAAATCTAGACTGGAAACCTATACCAGTTATCTCTAAGTTTGTAGATATAGTTGTAAATGGTATTTCAAGTAGAAATTACAATATTAATGCATACGCTCAAGACCCTACATCATTACAAGAAAGAACAGATTACGCTACTAAACTTAATAGAGACTTACAACAAAGAGAAATAAGAAACTTTTTAGAGAAAGAAACAGGATTAAATTTTAGAGATTCAAAAGCAAAAGAGTTAGAAGTAGAATCAATAGATGATATAAAACTTCATTTACAATTAGATTATAAACAATCAATTGAAGTTGCACAAGAAGAATTAATAAGCCAAGTACTTGATAAAAATAAATATGACTTAACTAACAGAAGAGTTAATTATGATTTAACAGTATTAGGTATTGGCGCTACTAGAACCTCATGGAATAAATCAGAAGGAGTTAGAGTGGAATATGTTGATCCTGCTAATTTAGTTTATTCATATACAGAAGATCCTAATTTTGAAGATTTATATTACGTGGGTGAAGTAAAACCTATTGCATTATCTGATTTACGTATGAGATTTCCTTGGCTTGATAAAGCTCAAATGGAAGAAATACAAAAGTATCCAGGTAACGCAGAGTATTTAAGAAACTGGAACGGAAGAAATGATGATCAAACTGTACAAGTATTATTCTTTGAATATAAAACATATGTTGATCAAGTATTTAAAATAAAAGAAACTCCGTTTGGTTTAGAAAAAGCATTAGAAAAAGAAGATACATTTAACCCACCAGAAAACGATTCATTTACTAAAGTATCTAGGTCAATAGAAGTTTTATTTACAGGTGCTAAAATACTAGGACATCCTATGATGTTGGAATGGGGAGTAGCTACTAATATGACTAGACCTTATGCTGATACTACTAAAGTTAGATTCAATTATAATATATGCGCACCACGTATGTATAAAGGTAGAATAAATTCTTTAGTAAATAGAATAACTGGATTTGCTGATATGATTCAGCTTACGCATTTGAAGATACAACAAGTGTTATCGAGGATGGTACCTGATGGTGTATTCATGGATGTTGATGGACTAGCGGAAGTAGATTTAGGTAATGGTACTACATACAATCCGTCAGAAGCTTTGAATATGTATTTTCAAACTGGTAGCGTTGTAGGTAGATCAATGACGCAGGATGGTGAGTTTAACCATGGCAAAGTTCCAATACAAGAACTTCAATCATCTAGTGGCCAAAATAAAATAGCAGCTTTAATACAAACTTATCAATATTATTTACAGATGATAAGGGATGTGACTGGACTTAATGAAGCTAGAGATGGTAGTACACCAGATAAATATGCTTTAGTAGGTTTACAGAAACTAGCAGCTGCAAATAGTAATACAGCAACACGTCATATATTACAAGGAAGCTTATATTTAACTCTTAAAACTTCAGAAAACATTTCGCTTAGAGTAAGTGATAGTTTAGACTTTGCGTTAACTAAAAATGCTTTATCAAATAGTATATCTAAATTCAATGTAGAAACATTGAAAGAGTTTAAAAATAGAAACTATTATGATTTTGGTATATTCTTACAACTAGAACCTGATGAAGAAGAGAAAGCTGTATTAGAACAAAATATACAAATAGCTTTAAAAGGTAATCAAATAAATTTAGAAGATGCTATAGATATTAGAGAAGTAAAAAATCTTCAACTAGCTAATTCTATGCTTAAACAAAGACGTGCTAAAAAAGAAAAACAAGATCAGCAGAAGCAACAGCAAATGATACAAGCTCAAGCTCAAGCTAATGCAGAGACTGCTGAGAAAGCAGCTATGGCTGAAGTACAAAAGCAACAAGCTTTATCTCAGAGTCAAGTACAATTAGAACAAGCTAAGTCTCAATTTGAATTACAACGTATGCAAACAGAAGCTCAAATAGATAGAGAGAATATGGAGATTAAGTTTGGATATGATCAGAAATTAAAACAAATGGATATTGATATTCAAAAAGCTAAAGAAAAATCCATTGAAGATAGAAAAGACGAAAGAACTAAAATACAAGCAACTCAACAAAGTCAGATGATAAATCAAAGGCAAAATGGAACTTTACCTATAGATTTTGAAACTGCAAACCAAGAGCCAACTGGCTTTGGTATTTAATTTTTATTAATTATATATTATTATATTATGTCTGAAGAAGTAAAACAAGAAGGTGAATTTAAAGTAGCTAGTAAGCGAAAATCGCCTTCGTTTAAAAAGAAAAGAGAAAACGATGAAGTTTATAAAGTTGATTTAACACCAAAAGAAGATGCCGTTCAAGAACAACAAACAGAGGAGAGCATGCCAAGCGCAAGCGAGGAAAGCAAGGAAACAGGGGAAGAAACCAAAGTGGGATTGCAAGAAGTGGGAGAGACACACGAAGAGTCTAAAGAGGACGAAGAAGTAACTGTAATAGGTGAAAATAAAACTGAAGAAACAAAAGTAGATAATACTAAATACGAAGAAAAATTAAAAGCTTTACCTGATAATATACAAAAGTTAGTTTCATTCATGGAAGAAACTGGTGGATCAGTTGAAGATTACGTTAGATTAAATAGTGACTATTCAAATGTAGATGAATTAAGTTTATTAAAAGAATACTACAAAACTACAAAGCCACATTTA